GGCCTCTCGTTATTTCGGGAACCATAACCATCCCTAGCGGATCAACTCTGGTAATCGTGTGATGGGATCTATAAACGTAAATTCTATCGACAAAGAATCAGGCTCAACGCTTACGTTGGGTGGGGCTGGAACAACCGTTGCAGTTCACGCATCTGCTACTACGTCTGGCTTTGATAGCGGTCTTGCATCAGTACAAACTTTTACTTCATCGGGAACGTGGACAAAGCCGTCTGGCATTACAAAAATAAATATAACAATAATTGGTGGGGGAGCAGGTGGAGCAGGGGCGACTAATCAATACGGCGCAGGGTCGGGCGGAGCAGGTGGAACAGTAATTAAATATGCTCATGATGTTTCTTTAATTTCAACCGCAACAATAACAATAGGTTCTGGAGGTGTGGGAGCACTCTCTGCGGTTGGTACTGATGGGGGCAATAGCACTTACGTTGACACATCTTTGACTTTAACGGCGGGCGGAGGAGATAGCGATCAAGTTTCCCATGGTTCTGCATCTGGTGGCGATATAAACCTTGTTGGGGAAGCCGGAGATTGTCCTCATTTTTATGGTTATAACTTAGGATCAAAAGGCGGAAGCACAATATTAGGTGGCGGTGGAGAAATGGCTTATTACGAATTTACCGGTCGAGATGCAGTTGGATATGGTTCCGGAGGTGGCGGGGGCGGTAGACAACAAGGAACAGGCGGTTCGGGAGCAAGCGGAATTTGCATTATTGAGGAGTACAAATAGATGAAATACGCAATCGTTAACTCTGGCATCGTTGACAACATCATTGAATGGGATGGCAGTTCTGAATACAACGTAGACGGCGTTTTTATTGAAGCAGATGCTAACGCATATATCGGCGGTGTTTACGCTGACGGCGCATTTGTAGCACGACCGCCCGAACCCGAACCAGAACCAACTCAAGCAGATTTAGATCGTCAAAGTGCAAGAGATAAATTGTCCGCACTAGGTCTTTCTGACGCAGAAATTAACGCACTGTCAGGAGGTCTGTAATGTCCAGTCTACTTAAAGCAAATTCAATATCAGCCGCGACAGGAGCCACGGTCACGATCCCATCAGGCACGACTCTCGACATTGCATCGGGTGCGACGATTGCAAACAGTGGAACTGCTTCTGGGTTTAGTAGCGGGTTTGTTTCTTATGCTCTTATTTGCGATCAGAAATCATCAGGCACTGCCGGAGGCACATTTGCAAATGCTTTGTGGCGAACCAGAGATTTGAATACAAAAATTGCTGACCCCGATGGCATTGTTTCAATTTCAAGCAATCAATTTACTCTTGGAGCGGGTTCATATCTTATAAAGTGGTCTGCGCCCGCCGCAAGAGTTGGTAGGCATAAAGCGGCACTTTATGACGTTACAGGAACAGCGTACATCGAATATGGAGATGCACGATGGGGTGATACTTATGACGGTGAATCTGATCCTTCGACCGGAATGGCGCGAGTAACTCCTAGCGGGTCTAATGTTTACGAAATACGTCACCATTGTGCAACTGGGTACGCAACTTATGGGTTTGGGTTCGAGGGTGGTGCTGATACTGGTAACGTTGTCGAAAAATACACTTTCGTCGAAATTTACAAGGAGGCGTAATGGACATTAGTCTTTGCATTATTCATTTAGGTCTTAACGCCAATCAATATCGATTAAGCCAGTCAAACACTCCGCATGAGATTATTGAGTGGAGTGGTTCTGATCCGCAACCAACACAAGCAGAACTAGAAACAGCATGGTCTGAAATTGAACAAAGCGGGTATTTACAAAAAGAAGAAGATTATTCAAGAGCAAGAGCCGAAGCATATCCATCTTGGCAAGAACAAATGGACATGATGTTTCACGATCAAACAGAAGGCTCACGCACTTGGTTAGATGCCATTGAAGCCGTCAAGGAGGCATATCCAAAATGAGTGAAGTAAAAGTTGACACGATCTCCGAAAGAACTTCTGCTAATGGAGTTGTTGTTGATGGGGTCACAATTAAGGACAGTGGGCTAACGATTCCTAGTGGTGGAACGATTACTAACAACGGTACGGCTAGTGGGTTTGGGTTATTTACAAGTTATGCAATTATTTACGATCAAAAAACAGTAGGTACGAATGGCGGAAGTTTTACATCTGGAGCATGGAGAACAAGAGATTTAAATACTGTTCATGCTGATCCAGATTCAATAGTAACTCTTTCTGCCAATCAATTTACTTTAGGTGCGGGAACATATTGGATTGAAGCATTTTCAACTGCGGCTTATATTCAACAGCATCAACTTGCAATTTATGATGTAACTGGAACTACGCTTTATCCCGGAATAAATAATTTTAGTCAAACTGGTGGAGATCATTGGGGATCTGTAATTGTCAGTATGAGACATACTGCTTCTGCGTCTAATACTTATGAATTGCAACATAGGTGCAGAACCACAAAGACTAGCACTTCTGCGTTTGGCATTTCACATGGTGGTTACTGGTCGGATACTCCAGACATTTATTCCGTAGTTAAAATTTTTAAAGAGGCTTAATCATGGATATTAATATTTGCATTAACAGATTAGGTCTTAATGGAAACCGCTACCGACTTAATCAGTCTAATCCTCCACATTATTTTATTGAGTGGAGTGGATCAGACCCACAACCAACAGAAGCAGAACTGCAATCGGCGTGGGATTCTTATGTTGCCGAACAACCCGCTACCCAATACCAACGTGATCGACAGGCAGAGTATCCGTCTATTGACGAATTGATCGTTGCTCTATGGGAAGGCGTGGTCGAAGAACGCATGGCATCTGTTACTGCGTTGGAAGCGGATCGACAGGCGGTTAAAACAAAGTATCCGAAACCATGATCAAAGCCTTCGCGCTGACAGCCGCCTTGATAGGCGGTTTTTTTTCGTCTGCACATTCGCAACAACCGATGCCCAAGGGTATGTATGAGTTCGCCGCTCCAATGACGTTTATGTGTGTCGACTCGTTCGTTCGGATGATGGAGATTCTTGAAAAAGATTACCGCGAAATCCCGATGGTGATTTCGCACCTCACTCCATCAATGAGCATAATTCTTTTTGTCAATCACGACTCAACCACAAGCACCGTTGTCGTAACGAAGCGCACCAAAGAAAAAGAACAGGCTTGCATAGTTTTCGGTGGTGCATCTAACGGCACTTCGTTTTCGTTAAACCCTAACCCAACCTTTCCGGTTGAAGCGAACTTTGAAGGTTGACGGACATATCTGAAAAAGAAATCGGGCGGCTCATTGAAAAGGTTGAATCAACCGAAAGAATGATGCACGAGATGACAACAAGAATGACAAATCTTGAGGCGCAACTGCATACCCAAAGAGGCTTGGGGATTGGATTGTTAATTGCAATTACCACAGTTACAGCATCTGGCGCTTCGCTTATCACGAGGTGGCTAAACGCATGAATATCCCAACCTATTTAATCGGCGCAATCATTTTTCTTGTCGGTCAAACGACCGGCGCGATTTGGTGGGCGTCATCACTTTCAGCCGAAGTCGAAAGGCTCGGTGGAATACAAGGCGGTCAACACACCGCTCAGATAAACGCTCTTCAAGAAGATGCACAGAAGTGTCAGCTTGAAATTCATAACCTTCAGAAACTTGTAACAGATCAAGGCAATCTGGCAACGGCTATCAAAAGCGTTGACGTAATGGAATTTCGCCTTGAGTCAATCGAGCAGATGCTCGACAAAGTTCTTGCTACAAAAATTAGATAAGGAGATAAAAGTGCCAAAAGTTGGAAATAAGAAGTTCCCTTACACGGCAAAGGGCAAAAAAGATGCACAGTCATACGCGAGCAAAAATGCAAAAAAAGCTAAATCAAAAAAGTGAATGAAGATCTTTGAACACAACCACGCCAAAGGTAAATATTGGCAGCACGCAAAAAGGGCCGGGTTTATCTCCGGCCTTTTTATTGGTAGCGGAGTAGTCGGGATAGCTCATGCCGTTTGCCCGTGGTTCCTCCCTGAGTTTCTGACTGAGGCAAACAAACGGATCTCAAAAGAGCTTGATCAAAAACTTTGTGAATGTCCGGCTGATGATTGATCCCTATAAAGGTTTGAACGAATGGCTCAACGAGCTTGATCAAAAAACTAAAAAAGTATTCTTTATCCTTATTGTGGTTGGGTTTGTCCTAATGATTTCAGCTTGCTCGTCAATGAAAGAGATGGCGTGGACTTCGGGAGCTGCACTCGCTACCGGCGCCGCAGCTTCAGTTGTGACCGGCACCTTGCCGGCAGTCGCAGCCGGAGCTGCTGCCGGGGGTCTTACCGCTGCGGTAATCTCTGACGCACCCAGTTCATTGCCGTCAGCTCCAGAACAGGCGACGAGCGGGTGGGGCGCACTGGCGGTGTTGTTCGCCACTAGTGGCAAATGGCTCGGGATCTGCGCGCTTGCTTTCATCGTTCTTGGTTGGTTGGTGCCTTCACCCTTCAAGCTGAATAAGCGTGACACCAAGACTGGTTGAAGTTGTTTGGGAAGATATTGCCCAAGATGCGTCTTGGGCGACTGACACAGATTGCGTAACGGTCACTAGCGTCGGCTATCTGGCTGAAGACAGCGAGAAGTATCTTAAGATAGGTGGGTCAATCACAGAAGATGGAGACATTGCCGGAATTCTCGCTATGCCAAAAGGCTGCGTAATTCTAGTCAAATTTCTGTCGAGAGAATCGACGCCATAATAGGTGACCCATGAACACCGAAAATTATCCTCAAACTATTTTTGAAACCCCCGGACTCTGCACAACAATAATGAAAATAAACCCGAATCCCATTCCCCCGGCGGGGCAATTCCATTCGCAGCTAATGAGCGCAAAATCGAAAGCTCAAGTAATCGACATCCTTTGCGCCCGAGGTTCTGCCGCCGGATGGTTCTCGGATATGCCTGACGGCTTGTTTGATAAGCTCGATCAGATGCGTCACACCAAAGGTGAAGCTGCGTAAAAGTTGTGACCAAAGTTGTGACCAAAATAGAACAACCCCAAGCAGCTCCAAGCAGCTCTAAGCAGTTGCAACTCCTAGACAGTCGCAAAAAACACTGTAATAATAGACTCCGGCAGGAACTTGCCAAGGTTGGGGTCGCGAGTTCGAATCTCGTTTCCCGCTCCATAAAATCAACGACTTACGTCTGATCTGTATTAGTGGTTTCTGATATAGACCCCAGTTGTGACCAAAGTTGTGACCAAATCAGGCATAAAAAAACGGACGTTGCTTAGCAACGTCCGTTTCGAGGGGGGTGCTTCTAAGCTCTTCGAGCGGTAAGACTGACCACGTTACTGACAGCAGCTTCAGTTCTGGTTCTGGTTTCTTCCATCTTATCCATCTCGACCCATTCGTAGTCCTCGGGAACGTCGAGATACCGGAGAGTGGTTTCAAGCTTTGAATGCCCGGCCCATTTCATTGCCAGATGGATGGCAACGCCGTTGTTGACGCAATCGCTGATGAAGGTGTGCCTCAGTCCGTGAAGCGTTCCGCTCGATTTGATTCCGGCTGCTGACTTATCCACTTTAAAGACTTTCGACCAACGATCCTCCCGCCAATCAGGTAAAAGACGATCACCGGGGAGGTTAAGGGTTAGGATCTCAAAATAGGCCGCTAGAGCGTCTGAATTGAGCGGTATCGAACGAGCTTTGCCGGTCTTGGTATCCATCCCTTCTTCGAGATCGTGATCCACTAGCACCCTTCTTTTATGGTTAGAGCCGATTATGTCTTGCTTTCGAAGGTTGGAAAGCTCTTTGCGGCGAAGCCCGGTGTTAGCGATGAATTTCCAAAAAGCAGCGTGGGCGGGGTTTACTTTATAAAGCTTGTCTAACTCGGCGGCGGTGAAGATCTTGATCTTTTTCTTGACGGTCTTTGAATTGGATGCGATCACCAGTTCGCCGACCGGTGAGGTCTGACAAAGATTCCATCGGTTGCCTTCCTTCTTGCCACCGGTACGAGCTGCCCGGTAAAGCGAGGCTTTGATGTCCTTCCATTCGTCTTTCACGGTTTCTGGTGAGACCACCTTTAGGCGGTCGACTTGCCAAGCGTTGAACGCGGTATTCCAAAGATCAATCGTCGCAACATCATCTGCAATGGTTAGATTGCCGAAGTAGGGAAGCGCCGTTTTGCAGTGCCGTGTAAAGTGTTCGTGACCGGCTGCGCTGTAAACTGTTGCGCGCCATGTCAGAAGCTGCGGGAGAAATTCAGAATAGGTCATCACACGTTTCGGTCGAGCTGCCGGCTCGATAACAGCAATGCCGGATTTGGCAAGCTGCTCTTTTGCTTCCCACTCTTTGCAAACTTCTTCAGCTTGTTTCTTGGTCATGCGTGAAGCTGACCCCAAATATTTTACTCTAGGCAGAAGGTTGGTTTTGAGCCACCAGTACCCTTTGCCTTTACGCTCGTCAATATAAACACTTGCCATTAACTTGCCTCCGGTAATTGTCTCTCAAGCATTCTGTAGGCCAATACAAGTTCCGTGTAATGTTCCCACCTATCTAGGTCATCAGCATCAGCGCCGACTCCTGAGTCTTTCAAGAATTCAAGGCTTCGCTCTTGCATCTTTATTGCGGATTCGAGAACCCACATTCCGGATTGAGCCGAATCAGCCTCAGTCACTCCCTGCTTTAATACTAAAGTTCTCATTAACTTGCCTCCATTGCTTCGAGCTTGAAAGACATTTCGAACATCCGGTCGACCGCGTCCCAAAGGATTAAGTGCAACTTATCGTTCGGGTTCTCCAAATAATTTTCGCGGTAGTCATCAATCGCTTCTTCGATCTCCGAAAGCGCCCGGAGATCAAGGTCTTTTTCGACGTTGCTTCTTTTCATTTTTTCTCCTCTTTTTTTAAGTTGATCGTGGTGGTTTCTAAGATGTCAATATCAATTAAGTGTCCGTCATTGTTGCCATAGTCTTCATAAAATCGGCGCTCTTTAACAATGTCGAGCTGTACCGCGTCATCTTCTGAATCTATCCAAGGGCTGCCGTCATCTTCTTCAATAGCTTTTTCAATAAGTTTTATCTGCTTTTTGACATCGGATAATTTCTGACAAAAATCAAGGTCGATGATGTCGCCGTCTTTATTGATCCATTCGAACTTCCATTCGGTCGCTTGCGTTTTTTTGTGTTTCATTGCCATATCTGCATAATAGGGCATTGCCCTAGTTACCGTCAACTATTAATTGATAGTGGTCTGACCAAAATTTAGATTTGTTTTTCTCCGAGCTTTATCTTGAGCAGCTCGAGATAGCCGGGTGGCATGGTGCGGTGGGATGAGACATCGGGCGACTTGCGCCACGACTCCACGGTGCCGCGCTCGACGAGACACAGCTCGGCGATGGCCTGAGTAGTCAGGCCATGCTTCTTGATTAGACGCATCAGCGTCGAGCGAGATTTCGCGGTCATAGGCCGCAGTGTAACTTTGGACGCTGTCATTTTTCAATTCACCCATTTCCAACCCGGAGCCGGGGCAAGTCCATCAAGCTCGGTCGTATCCGAAATTGTGATCTTTTTGTAGTCAGAGAGTCGAACGTCACCGAGTTCGGTTTCGTATCCGTACACCACCGCTTCAGCAAGATCCGGATCGTTATGATCGTAATCCGTAACGTAGACCTCCCAGAAATTTTTGAGGATGATGTGTCGCACCACGTTCACGGTGCCAATTCCATTTTCACTTTCCATTTTCATTTAAGCTGCCTCGTTGGTTTCAATTTTCATCTTTTCTGCAATGCCGTCTTCGGCGAACTCTTTAGGGCGATGTTTATTTTCGGCCCTGATGATTGAGTTCATTTCTTCAATCGCATCGTTGACCGACCCGGCAAACTGTTCAGGACTTTGAAGATCGAGGTTAGTAAGGTTCGTCCAATCCTTTCGAAGCCCGGCGACTCGCGACCGGTTACGGTCGTTCCATCGAATGTTTACTTCAAGAACTTTGTTGTCACCGGTGAAACTACTGCCAAGATGAATTTCATAAAGGTATTCGATGTCGCCGTGAATCCCACTGGTGATCTCGTAGTTTTCATCACTCGCGAAACTAACAAGAAGTTCATTCTTTGTTATCATATTTAGCTGCGCGTCGATAAGTTTTTGAGCAATGTCTTTGCCGGTCTCGGCAAGATAGCCGTCCCAATGACGGTAGAAAATTACCCGGGTTTTGCCATCTAGAATTACGATGTTTGATCTAGTACTCATTCTGTTCCTCGGTTGTTGTTTACTGCCATGACTGCAGTATGGGGCTTTGCCCTAGATAGGTCAATGCCCTAGCACAACTGGTCAGACCATCAAGCAGAAAGGTGCTTTTCTATAGCGGAAACTAGGTCTGTTTTGCGGTACAGCTTTTTCCCCATGAAAGGGAAAGTCGGGATGCCAAGCTTTCGGCGGTTCCTGATGAAGTGCGTGTAAGACATCCGGCAATACTCCGCAGCTTCTTTGCCGGTCAGGTAGTCATTACTCATACAACATAAACCGGCGTCACAAAGCGATTGGTTACCCGGCACTTGCGCTTCTGAGCTTCTTTAACCTTGCCGGATTTTTTCAATCCATTCACGCGACCTGACACTGCGTTGATTTCAAGACCGGTCAAACGGCTGATCTCTTTAAGGGTCATGTCTTCAGTGAACATCGACTCGCCGAGACACGCGAGGATTTGATCTTCTTGTTTGAGCGTAACGCCGGCTTGTTTGATTTGGCGGTACACCACGGTGCTTGTATTTCTTGGCATGGTTGATCTCCTAAAATGGGATGTCATCGTCAAAGGGAACGCCGTTGTCAGGCGGCTTGACCTCGAGGATCTCTGCGCCGGGCGTGAACGCCGCCATCGCTGTTAAGTAATGGGTATCGTTAACGAGCTTGTCAGGGTCGAGCCACTGCAAGTCTTTTGAAGTAAAGTCGCGATCGCTCCAGTTGTTTAATTCGCAATTGGTAAAGGTTTGATCACCACCATCGAACTGATAGGTGATTCGGTTTCTTTCCTTGTCCATCTCTTTCACGGTCGCCCACGGAATCAGGTCAGGCTTGAACAAATGTTTCGGGCAACCTTTCTTCTGGTCCTTCATGCTGATCTTTTTGTTGTGGAACTCGCAGCGCCAAACACCGAAGTCTTTTGTTTCCATTGTGTCGGGGTCGACCACTGGTGTTGAGTGCGCGCACGTTCGACAGTTTGCTTTGGCTGTTTTCTTCTCATGGCAAAGCTCGCTAAACTGACACCACTTACACTGAAAAAATTCGGGGTCTTCCGAAAGGCGGGGCGGCAGCTCGTTAGCTTTCAACAGCCTTGATGCTTTCTCGAACGCCTCGAGGAAATCTTTCTTGTTGAAGTTGGTGCGAACACTGATCATGTCTCGACCGCCGGCAGTGCAGCAGACTAGGTAATGCCGTTTGAGTTTGGTCAATCCCATGTAGAGCTGCGCTTGGGTGTAATAAACCTTTGACCATTCTTTCAGTGCTTCTTTCTCGCCATGCTTCACGAGCAGCCGCTCGAGCTTACGCATCCGCGCATCGCCCACGCATTTGACCTCATAAACGTGCCAAGTCTTTGGCGCTTCCAGAAGTCCTAAGACAAGTCCGTCAAGGTGACCGCGCAGATGCCCGGACAAACTCGCCACGCCCCATTGCCGTCCGTCTGGCCCGAAGGGGCGAAGGTCGACACCGGGTGTTGCTTTGAATCGTTTGTTAGTGAGATCCTCGGTTCGGTGTCCGTCATCAAACTTCATCAAGGTCGATGCCGGGTGAATCTCTTGGGACGCCCACCAAAATTGATATTGGAGCTGTCGCTCGCAACTAGATCCAAGACCGCTACATTGAACATATCCACGCAGCTCGGTGTGATGATCTTTTTGCATCTGATCCATCACCGCCGCGATTGTCGGGTACTCGTTGACTAATGCCATTTTCTCTCTCGGTGAAAACCCCGCAGCTCACAGACCAACCATGCCTTATTTTTCACCACAAAAAATTGAGCTGCGGGGTTTCATTAATTTGTCGTGGTTGAGTTGTTGGTGTTGTCGCTGTTGTCAGATTCGTCGTGCGTCCCGCACTCGGTGCCGGAGCAAACGTCAGCGGTCGATCCACCAATCTCAACGCAGCCCAACATCATGTGAAGGCAGACAATGATCAGGCAACCCCATCCAATAAATTGCATCCAGAACCACCGATACTTTGATTCCCACTGTTCACGAGTTAAGACGTTTCGATTGCTTGCTTCTTTTGTTTTTGTTTCAGTCATGTTGAATTTTTCCGAGCGACACTGAGCCGACATACGTGTTGTCGCCAACAGTGAGTGAGTGATGCGTTGAACAGCCGGCGAGCAGAAACACAACGAGCAGTGCGATGTGCGCCATGATGATTGCCTCCCATGTGAAAAGTTTTGAAAGTCGGCTCATCTCAGCGGGGCAAACTTTCCATTGTTTCTTGGACTTCGAGCCAGTAGGCTCTTTTTGAAATTGCTTCGAGTTCATCGCAATAATTCTGTAAAGTTTCGATTGAGAATCCGAGGCCGGACGAGAAGTCCGACCAAAGATCCGGCGAGGGCATCCGCTCCGCGTTTTCAATCGTGTTGTCGAGCAAGCTCGCGAGTTCTTCGCGAATATCTTTGAAGACCTTGTCGGCTTCAGCGCCGAGCTTTCGTTTTTCTGTCATGCCAAGCCTCGGCGATCCCGCCAACGATGGTGAGGATTCCGGCGAACCCAATGAAGTACACGAGCAAAATAAAAGCGTTGTCCATTACGCCTCCCACGGATATGGGCCTTGCGCCTGACCAGTTGCGGCGCCGTTCGCAGCTGCCGTTGGTGGTGGTGTCGACGCACGTTCTTTCGCCATGTACCGTTTGACTTCCTTTCGGAGCTTCTTGGAGTCATCGCCGGTTTTGATCATCAGCTCATGCCCGATCAGATCGCCCGGCTCTTGAAGTCCTTGAAGGCCAACCGCGCGCGCAATGTCACTGGCGGTTCGCATCGCGATTTCTTGAACGGTCTCGCTTGGGTGCCGAAAGTTGAGGTTGCTCCAGATCTTGCGACCGGCGAGTGCGTCAGTCAGCGTAAACTCGACCGACACATATTCGTGTCCCGCTTGCGATGTTCGCCATTCCGAGCCTGAGATTTCGGCGGCGTAGGTGCCGTCAGGGATGTCGCCAAACTCGGTGTTTTCGTTTTCGGGCAGCAGTTCTGCCAATCCAATTGAACCCATTTTTATTTTTCCTTTGTTAAGCCGCTTTCTTCGCGGCGGTTTTGGTGACATTGCCTTTCACTTTGTCGGCAATGTGTTTGAGGGAGGGCTTCTCGAATGGATCGAGCTTGCCGCTGCGGTCTTTCGCGAGCCACTGACCGTCTTGCGACGATTGCAGCCAACGCTCGTGGACGCCTTCCTGATTCGGTATCACTCGAAGCGCAAGAACCAGATCAACGTAGTAGGGGAGTTGTGCAGATACCTGACGCCCCGGTGCGCCGGGGGTGTAGAGCATGGCGCCGGTCGAGTCATCTTTTTCGCGGTCGAGCTTTGCCGTGAACACGACATTGGTGGGAAGGTCACGAAAGGCTTTGATCAGTGCGATGGATTTGTTCGCCATCTCACCGTATGCCTTGCGCGGGTCTTTTGTGCCTTTAAGCTCGCTCTCGAGAATCCGCTCGCAAATCTCACTGATCGAATCCAGAGCGATCCAGTTGAACTCGCGGGGGTTTGCTTTAAGGTGTGCAAAGACTTCGGTGATGCCTTCGAGTGAGGACACCTCAATCACGCTGACGTTTGTTGCGTCTTTGATCGACAGCAGCCCGGCTTCAGCTGAGATCAGCAGGGTCGGTTCGCCGGTGGTGCAAGTCAAACAAGTCTTGCCGGCCCCGGGGTATCCGTAGACGGTGGCTTTGATGCCTCGGTCTTTTGCAACTTCGGCGGGTGTTTTAAAATCTATCGCCATTTCATTTCTCGGTTGTTTATAGGTTAGCCTATTCTAGTGCAACCTATGAAAAATAGGCAAACCTTCTTTAATAGGCACAAAAAACCGGCCCAAAGGCCGGTTTCTAATAGGTCAGGCTAGGGCGTCAGCTGCCGTTTCCGACCTTATCAAGCTCGGCAACCAAGCGCCTTGCATCCTCATTTGTGTTGCGGAAAGTGTCGATCAGGTCTTGTACTTCGATCCGTTGGGCGGGGGTCAGTCCCGACAATTGATCGGTGTCACTTGAGGTGCGTTGCACACCCTCGAACAACCAAGACTCGGTCGTTTCCAAAACTTCTGCGAGCTTCTTTGAGTTTTCTCTCGAGATCGATTTGATCTCCCCGGACTCCCAATGCTGCGCGGTGGGTTGTGACACGCCACAACGCTTTGCAAGCTCTGTTTTTGTCAGACCCAAAGCAAGTCGTTTTTCTTTGAGCCGCTCATGCCAAGTGGCGCTCATGTCGCACCCCCGGTCATGCAGCTGTATAACTTGTCCCATCTTCTTGTACTCGATTTTGTGTTCATTTTTTCTCACGGTTTTTTTATAGCCGGAATTCCGAAACGGCTTTGTTGTTTACCCTGACTGCGAAAGCGTCCACCAATGTGGCGCGCCAAATCGGTCAAAAGTTTCATCAGAATATTCGTGCTGTTGCACGAGCATCTTAAGTTCGAGTGCCGCAAGCGGCGTCCATCCTTTCAATGCGCGAAGTTGCCAACAGCGTGACCATTGCAAATTAAAAAGTTGTGCGCGGTTTGTTTCTACTTGAAGTGCCGGTTGTGATTTTTCTAAACCAAAGAAAATTTCTTTCTGTTCGCGCTCGGTACGATGTCCAGCCCATCCGCTTTCAATATCCTCAGTCGTTGCGCGACCGACGGCGGTGGTGTTGCCTTTGGAACATCCAAGCGGAGCGGAGGGAGGGCAATGGATGTGGTGCCAAAATTCGGGCGGGAAAACCCCGCGTTTTTTGACGTGCCAATTTTTTTTGCTGATTGAAAGACCGGAAATTGTGAGGTAAATATTTTTCAGCGGTTTTTTGGTTAATTTATTCATGTAGGCAAGCCTAACACATAATAGGTAAATGTTTGCAAACATTATTCAACTTGCATTTAGAAATAGGGTCGCCTATTATCCGGCCTATGAACGTGATCAAGACCGAAACCCCGAGCGCATCCGAAATCATTGATCGGATTGGTGGCACAGCTGCTGTTGCGGAGCTTTGCGAAGTCAAATCGCCGTCCGTCAGTGAATGGCGGCACAAGGGGATTCCAAAGGCCAGATTGCAGTTTTTGCGCCTTGCACGACCTGATGTCTTCAGAACAAACGCCTGACCGGGGCGCAAGCCGGTTACTCCTCCCTTTACCCGCCCTTCGGGGCGGGATTTTTTTGGATAAATAAATGCAACAGAAAATTGAAATGCTGTTGAGTCGACTCGAAGGCGTTCGCGGAAGCAAAGGCCGGTATCAGGCGAAATGCCCGGCACATGAAGACCGGCTGCCGTCCCTTGCAATCACCGAAGCCGGCGACAAGGTGCTGATCCATTGCTTTGCCGGCTGCTCACCCCTTGAGATTCTTGAATCAGTCGGCCTTGAGATTGGCGATTTGTTCGAGGGCAGCCTCAAAAACGGAAACGGTCATCACCAAACCATCAACTGGCACAACCGGGTGAAGCGAGCGCGCTACGCGCTGTCGCTAATTGCTGTTTATGCCGGACAGATCGAAGAGAATTGGGACGCACTCGCAAACGAGCTTTCACTCGATGAGTCTGATCAGGCGATGTTTTGGGGTGCTTTCCAAGACGTTCGGCGGTTGCTTGATGGGTAAGCTCGAACAGCACTCCAAGGAGTTGAAGGAGTATTACGACGGCCTAGTTGATGAGGATGTTGACGCCTTCAAGCCGCCGTTCCGAATTAAGGACTGGGGGATTGAGCGGTATGAGGGCGCCGCGCCCGACATCCAGTGGCTAATCAAGGACGTTTTACCGCAATCAACGGCTTGCCTGATGGCCTCAATGGGCGGGGTAGGGAAGTCTTATTTGATCCTCGACATGGCAATCGCCATCGCAACCGATCAAACCATGATCAATCGTTACGCACTCGGCGGTCAGGTGGTCGACTCCGGCGCCGTTGTGGTGGTGACTGCGGAAGACTCACGCACCGCCGTTCACCGCCGGATCGATCAGATCCTTTCCCCGAAAGGTCGAGCTGCCGTCAAAAAGAATTTCCACATGATCCCGCTGCCTGACGCCGGCGGTCATATCACCTTCATCCGTAATCAAGGCGGTCAATATGTGATGACCGACGAATGGTTGTGGTTCTGCCAAGAAGTGAAAAAGATCCGCAACCT